AGATAAGGACAAGAAAAATATCATTAAGCTCCAAGATTCGAAAACAAAGAAGGAGTTCTTCCCAACGGAGGATTTTTATACTCCAACTGTTAGTATATAGGTTTTTAATAGAAAAAGAATGAGTAATAAAAAAAGTATTTGTATTATTCAGTTTAGTGATAGGGCTTTCTGTAAAGGATCAAATCACGGTGAGAGGTGTGGTTTCGATGAGAAATGAAGGTAGAAACTATTGAACTGTGGTATACCATTTGTGAAAGATCAATAGGCGAGGTAATTGTCAACTATATGATACGCCCAGAGGAAACTGATGAAATCCTTGCTGAGAAGTGTCACCTAAATGGGGAAATCCTTGCTATTGACTGGGAAAGTTAATTTATAGAGTAGAAGTTTTACAAAGTAAATAATAGGAATTTATTTATTGAGGTGTCAAAATAATTTCATATATTATTACTTTGTGTAAAAATAGATTACTTGAAAGAATCAGACATACAAAATGTGATGTACTTGATAGATCAAGTGGGGAAAATGCTTTATTCACTTCAGAAAAAACTAACTGTAAATCAATGACTACTGTTTACTTGTTCACTGTTCACTGTTTACTGTTCACCGCTCACTGAAAACATGGAAATAAATTTACCAGAAGGCAAGAAGCTGTATTTTGCTTCGGATAATCACTTAGGCGCACCGACCTACAAGGAGAGTCGGGAGCGCGAGACGCGCTTTGTGCATTGGCTGGATACTATCAAGACCGATGCGGGGGCGCTGTTTCTTTTAGGAGACCTCTTTGACTTTTGGTTCGAGTACAAGACGGTGGTACCCCGCGGTTTTGTACGTGTATTGGGCAAGCTCGCTGAGCTTCGCGATAGTGGACTGCCTATTTTCTTCTTTGTAGGCAATCACGACCTGTGGATGGATGACTACTTCCCGCAGGAATTGGATATCCCTGTATACCGCAGTCCACAAGAATTTACCTGCCGTGGCAAGCACTTTCTCATAGGCCATGGCGACGGCTTAGGCCCTGGGGACAAGGGGTACAAGCGCATGAAAAAAGTCTTCACCAACCCCTTTTGTAAGTGGCTCTTCCGCTGGCTACACCCCGATATTGGGGTACGCTTGGCGCAATATCTCTCGGTGAAGAACAAGCTTATCTCCGGTGACGAGGATGTGCATTTCCTTGGCGAAGACAAGGAATGGCTTGTCCAATACTGCCGCCGCAAGCTCCAGAGTAAGCACTATGACTACTTTCTCTTTGGCCACCGCCACCTACCTATGACTATAGACCTCGGCGGGGGGGCTACCTATATCAATACAGGCGACTGGATACACTACTATACTTATGCCGTATTCGATGGGGAGAGCTGCCAGCTGGTCGGGAAAGTGAAGAATGAAGAGTGACACCCTGATTGTGGTAGTTATTTTCCATTCTTCACCACATATTCAGCTGTGAGCACTCGCTGGCTACACTTTTCACCACATACCCAAGCTCATTCACTTGGCTACATTCTTCACTCTTCATTCTTCACTTTTCACTCTTATTGGCCAATTGTCCGCAGGCGGCATCGATGTCCTTGCCACGAGAGTAGCGTATGGTTGTGGTGATGCCTGCTTCTTCGAGTTTTCTTTTATACAATTGTAGTGCTTTTTCGTCGGCTTGTTCGAAGAGCCCCTCATCGATAGGGTTGTATTCGATAAGGTTTACCTTGCAGGGAGCAAAGCGGCAGAAAGCCACCAGCGCCTCTACATCCTTGGGGGAGTCATTAATCCCTTTCCAGACTACATATTCGTAGGTAATGCGGCTTTTGGTCTGCTGATACCAGTATTGGAGGGCGGTTCTCAGCTCGGTAAGGGGGAAGTCCACCGTCCAGGGCATGATCTTGTTGCGTGTCTCCTCGATAGCCGAGTGCAGGGATACGGCAAGGCGAAACTTGACCTTGTCATCAGCCATCTTGCGGATGAGCTTGGAGACCCCCGAAGTGGATACGGTGATGCGCTTGGGAGAGAAGCCCAGCCCCTCTTTCTCGGAGGTGATACGCTCGATGGCCTTCATCACATTGGGGTAGTTCATCAGGGGCTCGCCCATGCCCATAAAGACGATATTGCGCAGCGGACGCCCGTAGTAGAGGCGGCTCTGCTGGTCTATGGTGAGCACTTGGTCGAAGATCTCATCGGGAGAGAGGTTGCGCATACGCTTAAGGCGTGCTGTAGCACAAAAAGAGCAGTTCAGTGAGCACCCTACCTGACTGGAGACACAGGCGGTGATACGCGTATCGGTGGGGATGAGCACGGACTCCACATACAGCCCGTCGTGTAGGCGTACAGCATTCTTGATAGTACCGTCCTCACTGCGCTGCATGGTATCCACCTTGATATGGTTGATGACAAAATGCTCCGAAAGCAACTGGCGGGTCTCCTTGGAGAGGTTGGTCATCTGCTCGAAGGAGTGAGCCCCCTTCGTCCAAAGCCACTCATATACTTGGTTAGCACGAAAAGCCTTTTCCCCATGAGAGAGGAAAAAGGCTTGTAGTTCTTCTTTTTTTAAGGCACGAATATCTTTCATAATGGCTGCAAAGGTACAAAATAAAGCTGAAACATTTACTTTTGTTTTCTTGGGTGTAATAGAAAAAGAAGCAGCATCGCCACGCCCCAAAGGAAAAGGGAGAAGTATGGGTGTCTCCTCAGGTCAAAGGTTTCTTTGCGGGTGTCCCGAATATGGGTCTGGTGGGTTTGCTTCTCTGTGGTTCGCTGCTCATGCTGCTTGAGCTGCTCCTCCAGTGCTTTCTCCCTAAAGTGCAGTTTTAGCACCTTCGCCCCTTGTATGGAAAGGGTCTGCCCTTGAGCCGTCTTCTGCTGGGAGATAACCACCCCTTGCAAGGGATATCCTCGCTTAGGCGAAAGGGACAAGGAGGGCGCTCGCTCGGGCGAGAGGGGCAGGGGAGGTGCTGGCAGGGGCGAAGACGAGGCAGCAGGGGCGAGGCTATCGATGGGGACAACCTCCAAGGCGATTTCTTGCGAATGCCACTCCCGCAAGAGACTCTCGCCCCTATACTCGTGATGGGCTTCCACAGAATCACGTTGCTGGAAAAGTTGTGTATGCTCTTGGCTTTTCTTGATACTCCTACAGCTGACAAGGAGTAAAAGAGAGAAAAAGAAAAATTTCATAATAATTTTTAATTTTTAATTTTTAATGATCAATTTTTAATTTTCAATGATTAATGTTTAATTTTTAATCATTGTGCATTAATCATTGTGCATTGTTCTTTGTTCATTAATCATTAATCATTGTGCATTGATCATTGTGCATTAATCATTGATCATTGATATGATTCTCCTCAGTTTACCTTCGTAGTCGGGGTCGGTGGCATAGCCTGCTTGTGCGATGAAGTGGGCAAAGGCGAGAGGGTCTTCGCGGTGGAGGAGTGCTTGGCGGTAGCGAGGGTTGCGGGTGAGCAGTCGGGCGTGGTGCAGGAAGCTCTCGGCGGGGGAGTCGTAGCGGCGAAACCAGTCCTTGACCACGTGTAGGTATTTGCCATTGGGCAGCGGGGTGATGCTGAGAATCTCGGGGAAGTCGCCCTTACGAGCGGGCTTAGGGAGTATCTCTTGGGTACGCAACAGCTGCTTGAGGTGGTCAGGGGTGAGTGCGGTGGCCTTGATGCCGAAGAACATATTACCGGGGGTATGGGCGCCCCAGCCTGTCTCCAGTGCCGCTTGGGCAAGACTAAATAGGGCGGAAATACCCGTAAGCCGTTCGCTCTCAAGAGCATAGGGGATATATTGTTTCTTAAAAACGTAGGGTGATAGTGGCTGCATGTTGGTGTATTTTTGCAAAAGAAGTAAGAGTTTGTTTGTCAATAATATAGTGTATGTTTCCTTGTACCCATGAGGCACGTAGGGCGCTGATAACCTCTTGGCAGAGTTCTTTCAGGCGGTAGCGTGGGGATACGTATTGGGCGCCTATCCTCCCCATATATACGTAATGGTCAGGGACATAGAGGAGAATCTGTGCCAGACCACTGGGAGGGGGTAGCTTCTCACTCGGGGGTTGTCCCTTGGGGCGAAGATAGCGGCAGGCAAGACACTGGATGACTATATCCTCCTTCTGTGAGTCATTAGGACGGTCATTGCCTAAGTAAATGCCCCCACTGAGTCCAAGACGCTTCCTTACCTCAGGGGTGGAAAGAAGCTGGTAAAGGTGGGTTTCTATTTCGAAAGTCATGAGAACAATGAATAACGAGTAATGATTAATGGTTAATGAATAATGAGTAATGAGCAACGAATAATGAGTAATCATTGATCATTAAAAATTGAAGATTGATCATTATAAAAAGATTCTATTATGCAGTTGTCCTTGGTCGTATTTCTGTACGATGGAGCAGCTACGGGGGGCGTTGCCTTCGGGGTCGTTGGCAATAAGGATAAGGGAGCCCTCGGCAATGTGTGGGGCATCACGGGGGAGGTACACCACATAGGCGAAGCGGCGGAAGGAGGCATTGGCGGTCTGTACATGATGGTAGAGGCTATTGGCCAGAGGTACTTCTTGCCCCTTGCTATTGGCCTCCTGCAAGCAGCGGCAGGCAAAGGAGCGCGAGAGGGTACTCGCCGTCCATGTGCCATCCGCCCGCTGCTGCGAGAGGGAAGGAGTAAGAAGAAAAAGATAATGAGGGTAAAGCATTTTGAGTGAAGAGTGAAAAGTGAAGAGTGAAGAGTGAAGAGTGAAGAGTGAAAAGTGTAGCCAAGCGAATGAGCTTGGGTATGTGGTGAAGAGTGAAAAGTGAAGAGAGAAGAGTGAAGTTAGCTGTGGGCACTCGCTGGCTACATTCTTCGTTCTTCATTCTTCGTTCTTCACTCCCTCCGTTTTTCGTTCTTCGTTCTTCGTTCTTCACTCCCTCCGCTCCCTCCGCTCCCCTCACCATATCTGTGATTGATCGTTGAGTTTAGGGGCGTGGGAGGGGAAGAGGATGTTGCGCTCGCCCAGCTCATAGCATAGGGCGGTGTAGTACTCCTTGAGGGCTTCTAAGTTCCAGCTTTGGGAGTAGGCACCTTCGCTTTTCTTCAGGGAGGCGGGTGCCAGTATCAAGGAGAAGAATTGGTAGATGGCTCTGTCGCAGCGGGCTATCTCCACGGGAGCTTGTGGAGATAGCTGCGCTTTGAGCAGAAGCAGCTCGAGGGTTTCCTTCTCTATCCCTAAGGGCGAGAGGGTACGGCTCAGGTATAGAGCATTGGTCATTAGTTCTTGTTCCATGAGGTGCTATTGGTTTGCATAAGGATGGAGCGAGCGGCGAGGTTCCAGGCAGGGAAGAGGTTGGCGATACCCTCGGTGACCTCACGCACGGGGGATTCTTCGGAATACTTCTTGATGAGGGTATGCCCATGGAGTACTTTTAGGGCGTGGGAGGAAGTCATCTTCATGTCGATAGGGGCTTTCCAGTAGGTGTTGCCCAAGACCTTGCTTTCGGAGAAGAGAATCACGTCGTCCTCGAAGGGGTTGCCCGTTCTTGTCTCCCCACTGATGGATTGCAAGGAGATCTCCTGGTCGATGACGATGATCTGCAAACCGCGATAAGTCTCGGCATGCTTGGCAAGGTAGGCATTGACGGTACTCAGGTCAGGAGCATCGGCAAGGGGAGCATTGGCATAGGGAGCACAGCGCTTGCCTACTTCCTCTTGTGAGGCAAACTTGAGGAAGGTATCCACGTTCATAAAGGCATATTTGTAAGAGACCCCATGGAGCTGTTGCCCTAAGCGCAAGGCCTTGATGAAGTCCTTGGAGAGGGGTTTTCCGGTGGTATTATTGTTGTAAGAGGCCTCTACTCCTATTTTCTGAGCGGCAGGGATTTGGTAATCCAAGTCGTACTGACTTACTACAGAAGCGTTGTTCTCGGTAGTTAGCGAGAAGCGTCCTAAGGAAATCTGTTGGAGAGCCATCCATTCGGCACGAGCAGCGATACCATGCCAACAGGCCTTGGTGTCATCAGCCCAGAACTCGATAAGGGAGAGCATATCGGGGTTGGCGCCACAGGCAGCCACCATTAGGTCGTACTCAGTGAGTTCGTCCTCATTCTTCTCGCGAGCGATGGAGAGCTTAGGGATATCCCCAGAGAGCTTAGAGAGTCCTTTGCGGTTTTTCTTAGGAATAGAAGCGCCACGAGCGATGATATCTCCGGCTACTTTCAGCCCTGCTTGCCCCTGAAGCATACGCCACGAGAGGGTAGAAGCCTCTCGCAAAGGAAAAAGAGTAGGATAATAATATTGTTCGAGATTGTAGGAGCCTACAACCGCTTGCAAATCGGTCTGGTTAAGACCTGTCATAAGTGATGCGTTCATTTTTTTAATAATTAGAGAATAATGATTAATGATTAACGATTAATGAACAATGAACAATGAATAATGATTAATGAACAATGATTAATGAACAATGATTAATGAATAATGAACAATGAATAATGAACAATGAATAATGATTGGACATTGACCATTGACCATTGAAAATTAATCATTGATCATTGAAAATTGATCATTGAAAATTGATCATTGAAAATTGATCATTATAAAAAGATAACTCCTTTGAGGGCGTCTTTGATGGTTTTAGGCATAGGGGGCATGAGGGCTTCACTCACTACGCAACTCACCCAAGCGGCACAGAAAAGGTCGTCGCCCATAGGCACCAAGGAGGTGTAAGAGGCCAAGGCCACGGGGGTCACCTTGGGGAGGAGGTCATTGCCCTTGGACTGGAATAGCGGTGTTTCCTTAGGGAGTTCCACAGCTAAAGCCGTCTCAAGAGTCACGAGGTCATACTCAGGGTTTTGCTTATTGACTGTTTTGATTTTCTGCCCCTTAGCGGTATCCGCAGCGATATAGTCCCCAGGGAGGAAGTGATGTCCCTTGGCAATCTTTATCTCAGTGGCAGAGGCGCTTGTCAGGGTAGTAGAGGTTCGGGCTGTTTTCACCACGGCATAGCGCCCGAGGGAGTCCTTGCCGATAGGCGTTCCTGCGATCAGTTTAGCGCCCCCTAAGACCTCTGTTGTAATGGTTACCCCACCGGAGAGGTCGGCCAGGGTGTGCATAAAAAGATTCGGGGAGGGGTAGGATTCGGTAATGTGTAATTTCATAGGTCGTTGTTGGTAAAAGAGTTATACTTGTTTTCCTTTGAATTGTTGCTGCGCGTTGGCTTGGAGTTGGATAAAAGAGACCACCGCAGGAGAGACATTCTGCAGCGGTGTCTCCTTGGTGTAAAAAGGTGGGTGTTGTAATGCCAAGCTTCTGTTGGCGAGGGTTTGATTTGCTTGTTGTACGTCATTTTTCTTTTGTTGTAAATATTGTTCGAAATCGGCAGGGGTAGCAAAGTGCATTAGGGGGAAGTCACGGAGACTCTGCATGCGGAAATTACTATCTTGGCACTGGGCGAGTACCTCCTGAAGGCGGTTGTGTTGTAGCTGTTGTTTTTGTTGTGTCTCGAATAGGCTTAGGCGCTGTTCGAAAGCCAGCACAGCCTTTCGTACACTCTCCTCGATGCGCTTGTCCAAGG